AAGTGTTTGACGGAACAACATGGGATAAGACCCAGTTTGTCGCACTGTCTGTTTATCTTGCATACTTAGATAAAAAAATGCTTGACATTACGGACGGGGCATTGTATTATCATGCAGACTATGTGAGACCTCGTTGGGCGAAACACATGGAACGCACATCAAAAATTGGTGAGCATATTTTTTATAGGTAAGGAAAAAAATGAACGTAAGAATGATTTCGTATTCGCAGGTACCCAAGGACGCATTCATTGGATTGGATGACGCTCAAGAGTTAATTGCGTATTGTGCTAGGGTGAGCAATCCTACTAATCAGATGAACAAGGAGACAAGTGAGAAACTAATCAAGTATCTCATTAAACATAAGCATTGGTCTCCACTTGAGATGGTGAGCGCATGTCTAGAGATTGATACCACTCGTGACATTGCACACCAGATTGTGCGACACCGAAGTTTTGCATTCCAAGAATTCTCTCAACGATATGCAGACCCAAAGGATATGGGAGATGCATTCTTGATTCGTGAAGCACGATTGCAAGATACGAAGAACCGTCAAAACTCTATTGACATGGATACGACAGACGCAACTCAACGTATCATTGCAGAGACTTGGGCAGAAGCACAACAAGAAGTTATTGACCTTGCCAAGCGCACATACGAATGGGCAATTGACAATGGCATTGCAAAGGAACAAGCACGGGCAGTTCTACCAGAAGGTTGTACTAAGACCCGACTTTACATGAACGGAACACTACGTTCATGGGTACACTACATCGAACTACGTTCTGCGAATGGTACGCAGAAAGAACATATGGATATTGCGATTGAGTGTGCGAAGGTGATTAAGGAAGTGTTTCCAGTTATCGAAACTATGAAGGAGTGAATATATGGATGAAGAAGTAAAAATCATTGAGGTGAAACGCAAACCCCCAATGGCATATCCAAAGATGTATCATGCGACAAAAGAAGAGTGTGAGAATCCAAAGTATCGGAGTGCATCCCCTCACATTAAATATCCAACCATCTCTGCATGGAGAAAACCATAATGGAAGCAGTAGAGATTCCTATGACAAAAGAAGAATTCAATACAAAACTTACACTATATGTGGGTGAGTTTAATATGGATTACATTGATGCAGTCTGTAAACTGTGTGAAGAAGGTGGACTTGAGTATGAAATGGTACCTAAACTGATTGATGCTCGTACCAAGATGTACATCGAAAACGAGTTCCGTGAGAATAACTACCTACCGAAATTGGCGCAACTACCACTATGACTATGACAGGGTTTGAAGCATACAAATTATATCTCGCAATAAAAAATCATTTTTCGCTTGACAATTATGATTTTTTGAAGTATAATGGTCGTGTTTCTGCTAGTGAAGGTTCTTTTGCTAAACGCAAGGATAAGTTCTTCTTCACTAAATTGGGACGTAGGTTTGAAACGGTGGAGTTGAAAGACTTCCTCGTTGCAAACTTCTTTGAGAATGAAAAGATTTGGGTTGGGAATCTGCTTGACGAAAAACACTTGGACGTTTTTAAGAAATGGCAGAAGAAGCAACAATCCTTAACGTATGTCGTTAAGTCAGATTTCCAAACCCTACTTTCCTTTATGGACAACCATGACGTTTCGTTTGACAGATTGTTTGAAGTAAGGGAACATGAACTACCCCTACTGTTGCAGTTGCAACAAGAAGGAACGATTGAAGTCGAGACTTTGATTGCAATGGATAGGGTGTTTGGTTTCTTTAAACGTTGGGACAAGAGCATTGATGATGAAGTCTTCTATCCGATTGTCCGTAAGCGTATAAGGAAGTATGAGGGGTTCGTTGAGATTGACGTACCTAAAATAAAAATGCTTATGAAGGAAATTTTCACTTGACAAGAATGCAAATTTGTGGTATTATAAATACTACGATACATTATGAAAACGTGGATAAATCGTAAACATAGCAATATAGTAAACAAATGCAATACAAAGGAGAATACATATGTCTTTTGCATCACTTAAAAAATCTTCTGGTTCTTTCGCTAAACTGCAAGCAGAACTAGAAAAGCAATCAACACCTGCATCAGGTGGTCAATCAACCGAAGACCGTTTCTGGAAACCAGACGTAGACAAAGCGGGTAACGGTTACGCAGTAATCCGATTTCTTCCAGCACCAGAAGGCGAAGACCTACCATGGGTTCGTGTCTTTGACCATGGGTTCCAAGGTCCTGGTGGATGGTACATCGAAAACTCTCTCACAACTATTGGTAAGCAAGACCCAGTTTCAGAGTACAACTCTAAACTATGGAATTCTGGCGTAGAAGCAAACAAGGAAATTGCTCGTAAGCAGAAACGCCGACTCAAGTACATTGCGAACATCGTAGTTGTTTCTGACCCCAAGCATCCTGAAAATGAGGGTAAGGTATTCCTCTATCAGTTTGGTAAGAAAATCTTTGACAAGATTACTGAGGCAATGAACCCTCAGTTTGAAGATGAGTCACCAGTTAACCCATTTGATTTTTGGGAAGGTGCTAACTTCAAGTTGAAGATTCGTCAAGTAGAGGGTTATCGTAACTATGATAAGTCTGAATTCGATTCTCCATCTGCGCTATTGGATGGTGACGATGAAGCACTTGAAGGTTTGTGGAAAACACAATACTCACTAACAGAATTCCTTGATGCTAAGAACTTCAAGTCTTACGAGGAACTAAAAGCACGTTTGGATAAAGTTCTAGGCGTGTCAACTACCGCAAGTGTAAACACTGCATCTGTTGAGGAAGATGTGGAAGACTTTAAACCTCAATTTAAGTCTGCACCTGCACCTAAAACTGCTGAGTCAGTAGAAGTAGATGATGAGGATGATACCATGTCCTACTTTGCTAAGTTGGCAGAAGATGACTAAACTACTAACTAGAAAGAGTGTCGCAGAGTAAAACTCGGACAAAGAAAAGGGGGACTTAATGTCCCCCTTTTTTATTAACTTATGGTACCTACACCGTACATGATTTGAATTTCTTCTGGTGTCAAACGTCCAGTAGGATTTCCAGACGCAACTTGTCCACCACTTTGTGGTGTGCTTGGAACCATAGGTGCGCCACCACCGCCACTAGCAATAACTACTGGCGCAGGAGTTGTACTTGCATCTGCCACTGCACTATCCAATGAACGTTGACTGTCCATTAGTTCACCACTTGCAGACAATGAAGGAACACCCTCACGTTGGTAAGATGCAAACAAGTCTCTTCTGTCTTGTAGTCCAACACTACCACCGTTAATGTCTTTAGAAACTTCGTCAATATCACCACTTCGTGCGGCATCTCTATCGACTCGTGAGTTGTAATATGCTAGTGCAACCTTTGCACCAATCTCAGGGTCATTGACAAGTTCTGGATTTGATTCTAAGTCAACACCAATCTGGTCACCAATTCGTTTGTAGTTGTCACGACCTGTTAATTGGAAAGCACCTCTTCCTCTGTATTTGAAACCGTCACCAACATCGGTGTTACCCATACGTCCACCGTAGATAACGTCACCAACTGCACTTTTTCCTTGTGAGACTAGTGCGTTTGCTTCATCTACTGAGTTGAAACGTACACGGTTACCATATTTATTACCTGCACCATAAAGTTCGAATAGTCTGTTGCCAGAGTAGTTGAAGTTCTCTTCTGTTCTTGTGAATCCACCAGACTCATGGTGTGCTTGCGCCATAATCGCTGCACGTTCATTGGGGTCAGTAATACCTTGTGTATCCATCTCACGAACAAGTGCATCTCTTCGTGTTGATGCGGTACCAGAATCAACTTCGGTTGGGGTATATGCATTACCTGGGCGTAGAGCAGCGGCAACGTTATCTGCTACGTTACCTCTTGCAGTACCAACTTGTTGCTCATCATCACCGAACCATGAACTAAACCATCCACCAATTCTATCTGATAATTCTAGTTCTTCGACACCCTTGACAGTTTCTTCCAATGCATCAATAACTTCTTGTTGCATTTCTTCTTGTTCATCATTACGAAGTTTTTCGTTTTGTAGACGTTCTTCTTCGTCAGAGAACCAAGAATCCCAAGTACCTTCAATCCATTCAGATGCTGCTTCTGCACGTTCACCAAGTGCTTGACCTACTTGTGTTGCTTTTTCTGCAACGAATTCTGCCGCTTCGGTTGCACTCTCTGCAACTGCCGCACCAGTTTCCGCAACTGCTTGTTTAGCGGCATCGTATTCATCGTCAAGTCCAACTTGTGCAAGTCCACTAGTAACTAGGGCATCTGCTTGTTCAAGTTTTTCGCCAACTGCCTCACCAACTGCTTCTGCCGCTGCACTTGCACCATCGACAATCATCTCACCAGCATTACCTGCGATTGCTTTAACGTCTGACATGTCAATGCCATCTGATAGGTCTGCACCTTCGCCAAGTTCTTGTACAACTTGTTTTGCGGTTTCGGTTGCTTGAACCAAACGTTCTTGCGCTGCTTCGACTGTTTCACTTACGGTATCTTTGACTGCTTGATATTCATCGTCAAGATTGAGTTTTGCGAGTTGTTCTGTTACTACTGCATCGGTTGCTTGTGCAATTTCTTTTGCACCTTCTGCTACTGCCGCAGTTGCGTTTGCTAAACCTTCTTGTGCATCTTCAAGTAGTTCTTGAGTTTTTTCTACAACCACTGCCCTTGCAGTTGCAACGGATTCTGTTACGGTTGTTGCTAATGCCGCTGCTTTTTCTTCGACATAAGAAACTGCATTTTGAACACCTTCTGAGATACCAAATGCTTCATCTAGTGCTGCAATCTTTCCTGCGAACCAACCCTTTGCGCTATCGAATGCATCTGTCATTGTTCCCCATGCAGATGATGCCGCATTTTGCAATGATTCCCAACCTGCCATCATAGTTGCGCTAAGTGATTGGTACCATGTTGGGTCTACTTTTGATTGTAGGTCTGCCGCTGCTTGCTCATATGCATCATTGGCGGCATTGTATTCTGTCTCTAGTGTCTCTAGTTGGTCATACATTGTTTGTGAAACAGTAAGACCAGTATCTTCCATTTGTTTAATAGTATTTGCGAGGTTATTGTACTGTTGACCCAATGCCATTCTTGAGGCATTCTTTGCTTCTACTTCTCTTGCCTCTGCTTCATACTGTGCATTCAATGCTTGTTGAGAACGAATGAGTGCTGCTTGAGCGTCATATTCTTCTTGTGTGATTGAACCAGTTTGTAATAGATTGTCTAGGTTTGTCATTGACGCAGAAAGTGCTTCTTTGGATGCATTAATCTTCGTCATACTATCTGCAAATACTTGGTCATAGTTTGGTGATACCCAACCACCAATAAATTCACCTGCCATATTACCAACAATAGAACCAACTGATGCACCTATAACAGTACCGATACCAGGAACAACCGAACCGAGCGCACCACCAATAACTGCACCTAGTGCAGAACCAGTGACACCACCAACGTCTTCCCCTTGAATACTTGTTGTGATATCATCATCGAAAGCAGCGGATGCAATATCCCAACCATCTTTTGCTGCCAGTGCAAGACCACCACCAACAAGTCCACCGACACCTGCCATCCTTAGTGCAGAACCTACCATGCCAGAAAGACCGCCCATAGCAGCACCACCTAATGCTCCTGCAAAACCAGTTTTTAACCAATCTGCAATTCCACTTAGGAAACCACCTTCACCACCAGTTTCAAACTCTGCAACTCCACCTTCAAGTTGAATACCTTCAATCGCTGCAATCATCTTCTCTTGTTGACGACCTTGTTCTCTGCGATTCTCTTCATCATTTCTAGAAGCAGTAAGTTGCATATCCATCCACTTTTCGTTAGACACGAATTGGTTGTTTAGGATATTGCGGATATCTTCTAATGTTTCTGCTTGAAGTTCATTCCATACAGTGAGTTCGCCAAGTCCGACTTGTTCAATGCCACCGCCACCGCCAAGTCCACCGCCACTTGAAGCAGACTCTTTCATAATAGATGCTTCTTCTTTGGCATTCTTTTTGGATTGGAGTGCAGATTCTAGATTGACTAGTCGTGCAAGTGCTTCTTCACCTTCTGCTTTTTTCTTCTTAGAACGTTCT